CCTGTTATTCTATTTCTTATCTTAGCATGATTCTTAGCTGTACGATGGCCAGGTTGCGCATCTGTTATTCCTGCTGCGAATGAACGATCGTCAACATTTTTAACAGCTTTCTTTACATACTTGCCCAAAGTATCTTTTGATAATTCAGATAATTTATTTACATAATTATCCATAATTTTAGAAGGTTTCATTTTAGACTTAGCCATATCAATACCTTTATTGCGTTTTACTTGATTGGCATATGCATCATCACTTGTTCTTTTACCGAGATCTCTTTGTCCCCATTTTCTAGACTTATCTTGACCAGCTTTTTTAATATATGATGTTAATGTTCCTTTTGATATTTCATTTATTTTAGATTCGTTTTGTCTTCTAAGTACTGCTGCAACTTGAGGATGCTTATGAATATCTTTTGATAATTTATTCATAGCATTAACAGCGCCTGTCATATTACCTTGCTTGTATCTAGGATCAGAAGCAATACCAATTGCTTGTTTAACATGTTTAGGGTCATGCTCTTCTCCAACTGATTCTTTACTTGGATGATTCTTTAAATTAACAATAGTTTTTCTTTGCTTATCTAAAGGATCAGATGCTAACTTCGCGCCGCCTGGACCATCTGAAGCCGGGTCACCCTTTTTTAGCTGACCTGCTTTTGTAAAATATGTTCCTGCAGGTGCTTCTTTTGTTTCATGTTTCATTAAATGACTAAGATGATCAGCAACTGCATCAGGAGTTTCGTAATGGTCTTTTATTGTACTATGAAAATGATCGTGAGACTTTGCAGCTGTAGCTTGCAATTTTCTTTTTTCATGAGAGGTTTTCATACCTTGATGTTTTGATAAAAATTTAGAAGCATTAGCTCTTGACACTTGATGTGTTTTACCGTCATTAAATTTAACATGCTTTTGTCCGTTCATTGTAACAGACTTTCTAAGCTGCATTACAATATGCTGACCTTGATCCGCTTCATGTTCATCTTCAGCAGAAGGTTTTCTAATTTCATCTAAATAATCTGTAAAACTTTTCATTTTAATACTCCTGATTATATTATTTATTATATTGAATCATTGTTAGCTTTGCCATCAGTGTATGTTTCGTGTTCGAAATACATGTATCTAAATGTCATTGTACAAGTTAATGGTTCCACGTCTATAGAACTAGAATTGTATGCTGGACCTTCTAATGATATAGGAAAAGCATTTTTAAACTTCCAAGCTACAATAGGTCTGTTACCTGCATCAGTACCAAACAACTCTATGTTAGTCATTGTTTTACTAAATTCTGGACCTGAGCCTCTAATTCTTTTTGAATACTCTGTAAATTGATCACTACTTTCCGGAACGTTAATTGCTTTCATCCATAATAAAAATTCTCTATAAGCTGTAAAATTTTTATCAATAACAACTGTTGCATCTAAGCTTCCATAATCTATACCGTCTCCGGGTACGTACATTCTAGTAGGATTTAATGAGTTAGGTAATACAGATTCACCACCATTTATTGTTGGTATTGTAAACGACTGAACTGTAAATACAACTTTAGGTAATCTTTCACATGTCAAAAAATAATTTTGAGGTGGAGTGAAGCTTAACTCTACTTGTCTATTTGTAATAACGTCTGTAAAATTAGTTGCCATTTATTACCTCTGTTTTAAATTTAATTAATAAACCCATTTTATTATTCCAAGTTAACGATTTTAAATAATTGTAATCGTCTTTAAATTCTTTTCTTTTATTTAAACTACTGCAATGTACTTGTATAGCATCTAACTCTATTACACTTCCAGGTATCCAATCAAATACGTTTTCAATAGTTAAACCTTCTAGTCTTTCATAATCTAAATGGTAAAGATAATTATCATAAAAGTTTTGATCAAAAGGTTTTAAATTTTTTTCTTTTTTTATTTCTTTACCGTTGTTATGATAAAATTGCAAATCACTATAATCTGTATAACCTTTATATTGTGAACCAGTTTTATTATAATCACCTTTGTAACCTTTAACAAAATCAGCTGAATAATCTATTAATCTTTGATTAAATAATACCATCTTACCTGCTGAGTTTCTATAATTATCTTTATGCTTACCAATCCATAAAGGAATAACTACGTTTCTATATACGGTATTATTTTTATCATCGATAAAATCTATCTCTTTAAAACTGTCTGTATGTATACCATAAGGGGAAGTGGTTATAAAGAAGTTGCCACCTAAGAACTCTCCGCTTATACTTAATTTCTTTTTAATTAATTCATAAGCTTCTTTAACAGACTGTCCTTGAATAAAGACATTACCATAACGATTATACCTAGCACCTCCATACTTAAAAGCTAAATCAAACAAAGTGTTTAATTCATACTCTGAAAAAACTTTAGTGTGACATTTTGCCGGAGCAACATTCTGTAAAAGTGTTCGCTTATCTAATATCATTACCTTATATTTATACACAAAAAAAGGGAGACCGAAGCCTCCCTTTTGCGTTTTTTTCGTATAAGCTATTACACGTTATCTACTGCGAACTTTCTGTAGTAGACATTTGAATGAGGTGCAACTAATCCTTTAGATTGGATTGCAGCAGCTCCACCAGCAAATGGATTACTTACCATACCATATCTAGTTTTGAAACCGATTTTTGGCTGGAAAGTCTCTTGAGCAACAGCTCTGACCATTTGTAGAGGTACATAAGGACAATAGAACATACCAGCGTCCATATTGTTTGTACCTTTATATCCAACAACGATGTAGTCACCTGATGTTGCATAAGGGTCAATATAAACTCTTGTTCTACCATTTAGTGTACCTGCGAATACACCTGATGTAACATCTACATCTAGGTTATCCTGTAGACCTGATGAGTAGTCTAATAGACCAGCCATCGTTAAGCCTGAAGCAACGTTAGCAGAACATAACATAAAGTTACCTTTACCTCTTCTAGTTTCGAATGCAATGTTATTGCTTTCTTTTTCTATCTGAAGCATAAGACCTTTTTGTCTTTCTACTGACCATCTACCTTGACCATCAGCAATAAGATCAAATCTTCCTGCTGTTGTTAGGCCTGTAGCACCTCTTTTAGCTTGAGAAATAATAGTGTATACTACTTCTCTATTGATCTCAGCTAAGATTTCTGTAGACAGAATATTTGATAATTCTGCTTCAGCATCTAGACCGTGAACAGCTCTAAGATCTTGGACTAACTCCATAGTGTATTCACTTTTAAGAGCACGTGTCTTTGCTTCGACAGCTGTTCTCTCAATTGTGAATGACATTTCTCTGAAGTTATCACCTTCACCTTCTCTAGTAGTCATACCATATGAAGAAGTACCTTCTGCACTGATTTTAGCAGCACCACCAGCTAGTGCTGGGTTAGCGCCTGTATTAGTACCGAATGGGTTATTCACAGGTGTTACTGAGTTATCAGTATACGCATCTGACTCTGCAGATGTTGAACCACTGTTAGAAGCTCTTGAAGGATCAAATGGGTTACCTGAAGTAGACTCATTTGCACCATCAGCATGAGTGCCTGGAGCACCAGTATTGAAGGCTGTACCAGAAAAGTTCGGGAACACTTCGTTGTAGAAAGCCTCTAAGCCCTCTTCACCAAGTCCATCGACTTCATTTCTGTTATTATATCTTGCACGTAGTGCGAAGATTAAACCTGTTGGCGCTGACATAGCTTGCACACCACAAAGATCGAAAGCCATCATTTGAGGCATCGCTCTTCTTACTAGTGATATGATAATTGGGTCGTAACCTGCACGACCAGTTGCATTAATAGTGGCGTTGTCTCCGGCTCCGGAAAACGCTCCACCAAAGGCTGCACCAGATACACTTGATTCCTGAATTTGAGACTCTTCTTGCAATGCTTTCTCTGTGTTCTCTAGAACTTGAGCTACAACTGCTTTCTTTTCTCTTTCTTTAATTTCAGGCAAATCATCGTGGTTAATTACTGGGGCCCATTTTTCAGTGAGAACATCAAAGGACATTACTCTATCTCCCTATTAAAAACGTTGATATAATTTTTCTTAATCATTATTAATTTTTCTTATTTACTTATAGTTTTTGATAAGAACTGCGCGTATGCACTTACTGTAGAGTCGTTATGATCTTCTGTAATTACTTCGTCAGTACCAATCACTTCTTCACTCAATGAGGTTAGAAGCTTTGAGTTTTCTTCGCTTTGATTAAAGTAAGCCTCTTTGAGGTCACTTAACTTGGCTTGGAACTCTTCAGTATCTTTAGCATCTACTGACTCAGCTAATTTTTCTAATCTAATTTTCTGTGTCTGTGTTAGCTCTGATGATACCTCTTCTACAATAGAAGCCTTTTTATATTCAAGGACTTCTTTTTGTAAATTTTCTGCTAGAGTCTGAGACTCTTCTACTTGTTCTTTAAATGAATCTATTTGTTCAGTTAACTCATCAACTACTGAGATATCATCTTCAGGGATATCGATATAGTTTTCTGCAAATAGTTTTCTCATTCCTGAGATAAAGTTTTCAGCTACTTCAGTTCTAAGAGAGTACTTAATTTCTAATGCATTCTCTTCTAACCATTCTTTAACTGCATAATCAACATACTCGTTAATCTTATCGCTAATAGCTGTTTTCTCTTCATTAAGTTTCTCTTCATAGTCAGCTTGAATCTTTTCAACTACTAGATCTACTTTTTCATTTACAGCTGTTTCAAATACTACAGCAGCTTTACGTTTAAAATCTTCATCTAATTCTGCTTCTAAATCAGTTTCAGTTTCTTCTGCTGCCATTTTATTAACAATTGGATCACTTGCTTGATCATGAGGACCTTTATTAGCATCTGCTTTTACTGAAGCTTTTGCCATCTTTGTTGGACCTGCAGGGTTAGCAGTAGTTGGTGTGTCATGAGGGTCGTTTGCTTGATTATGTGGACCAGCGCCTACATCACCACCTTTTGTTTCTGCTTCACCTTTAGCTGATTTTTTATCTTGATCAGGTAAATCTTTTATATTAGCATCAGTCTGAATAGTAGTATCTTGACCTTTAGCATCACCAACTTTTTGCATTGGCTCACCTGCTGGTAGAGCTTCATCAACAGTTTTAACGTCTGCATCATGACCTTCATTATTAACTTTTACGAGTTTCTTAACATGACCCATAAACTTTTTATCTTTTAATGCAGGGCTACCTTTACTTACAGTAACAGCATGTGGCATATCATCACCCATAGCTGTATGGAATTTTACACCAGCGTGCTTGGTTTTTTGATGATGGGCATGAGCATTATCTACGTGGTGAGAAATATCTTTAACATTGTCATCGCCACTATAAGTATTATCAGCATATGTTCCATGATCTTCTGTAATAGCTTCATCTTCGATAGGATGCTCGATAACGTTACCGTCTTCATCTTTTTCGTGATGCTCTTCTTCTACAGCTTCTTCTTCGTCTGTTGCAGCATCGTATTCAGCTTCTGACTCTTCGATTGATTCAGCTAATTGAGCTAACTCATCAGCGAAGATACTTTCTTCTTCTTCAGTTAGTTCTTTCATTAACTCATACCAGTTTTCTTCTTCTAAGTTTTTAAGCTCATTCCAATCCCAGTTGGCAGTACCTTCTTCGATTGTGATTTCACCAGCATGAAGAACATACATAGCATCTTCATAAGTTACTTCTTCTTTTTTCATTGCTTTATTGATAGCGTTTCTTCTCTTCTTTAGATAATCATCTGACTCATCTTCGTCGCCATCGTTATCTACATCACCATCTTCTTGACCAACCGGATCCATCTTAGCTTTTTCATCAACAGTTTCAGCTTCTTCTTCTGATTCTGTCTCTTCGCTCATTCCTGGATCGTCACTTTGGTTATGAGGTCCTTTGTTAGCTTCTGCTTCTGCAGATGCTTGAGAAGGTTTAGCGCTTATACCATCTATTGAATTAGTATCGCCTGCGTTATCGGTAGACTGATCATGTGGACCTTTATCAGCCTCGACCGTTGCAGATGCATCACTAGCAATCTTCCCTTTATTCATATCACCTTCATCACCAGCATTTTCACCTGCTTGGTTATGGGGTCCTTTGTTAGCTGCTACTTCAGGAGACTGTTTACCGCTTCCTGGTTTAATTGTAGCCATATCAGCTGTCTTACCATCGCTAGTTAAATTCTTAGCGTTGTCGGCATTTTGATCAGCTTCTGCTATGTTATCTTCTTTCATAGGCTTTTTTTCCTGAGGGTTGGTAATCATATCCTTTTTGGTCATATGCTCACCACTCTTAGGTGCCTTCTCTTCAAGAAGATCTTCTATTACGTTTATCAAATCTTTAGACATGGGGTCCACTCCTTGTTGTCCTTTTATTTATTAATTAAAGATCTCTTAAGAACTTGTTAAACATATTAAGCTTAACTTCGTTTAATTCAGATTTCTTTGCTAGCATTAATTTTTTTCGCTCTATATCAAGATCTACTCTAGAGAATACCCCTGACTCATATATCCATTCAGCTTGTTCATAAACACCTTCAACGAATGAAGATTGAGCTGAAGGATCAAATACGATATCGGCTGCAGTTGTTAGTACAAAATCACTCTGTACTTCATTATGTCCCATTCTAGTTGGCTTAAGAGAACCTAAACCTCTAGAACTAACACCTACAGTCACTCCATCATCTAATAAATTTTCTACTATCTTACCCATAGGTGTAGATAATACCTTTGCTTTTCCTTTATAATATATTCCATCTTGTTCTAAAGACTCAGTAAGAATAGCTGCTCTCTCTGGATTCACAACAGGTTCAGCTGGATGGTTTAATTCACCTAGCGCTCTTTTTTTATCAATGTACTCTTCTTTGTACTTTGATACTGCTCCGTCCATTACTGATTGAGGGTATATTCTACCGTTTCTATTTTCTTTTTCAGCTTGTAAGAAAGGCCCTGAAATGTATAGTTTTTTATCACTACCTTTACCTTCAGATAATACTTTCACGTTTTCAAATAATGTTGGTTCTGCTATAAGTTTCATTGTTCTATCCTATCTTAATTGGCTACTATAAAGCCTCTTAATTCAATTATTGCATTAGGATTTGTACCAGCTACAGTAAGAGATCCACCTCCTGCTGATCCAGTAAAAGGTAAACCTCCAAATTGAGATAGTAACCAGTTACCAGTTTCGAATACTTTACCGTCTAATGTAACATCATTAGGTCCCATATTAATAACTGTCTCGATTCTATTAGGTTGGAATCTTTTAGTTTCACCAGTTTCTAATGTAAACAATAATGCATCTGAATCGAATGCTGAAGCAGAATCAATATGCAATGTTACCCTTGCAGAGTTTTGATCTCTTGCTGTAATTCTTTTTGCTATTATAGTGTTAGCCATTTATATCTCCTAGTTTGATAAAGAAGCTAGTGATCTTGTACGACCTTTAATTCTTTTCTTTGTTATTTTAGCAATACGAGCTGCTTTCTTTTTCTTAGCAGCACCCATAGCTTTTTTAGCTCTTTTAAGTTTAATTCCTAATCTTTTCATTTTAGCTTTTTGAGTACCGGTTTGAGGTAAGCATCTTCTACCTGCTAATCTCATACCTGGCATACACTTTTTCTTCTTAGTAATTGTGCCTTTAGATCTTTTAAAGATTACTCTAGCCATTTTTTCGTCAATTACAACTGTACCGTCTTCTTGCATTACCTCTACATCATGAACTTCATAATCTTCTGCAAATAAAGCATCTTTAATTTTAAGATAATTTTCTATAGCATCATCATAGTAAGTTCTGTCTTCGATAGCAAATTCTAAATCATACTCTTCCCCATCTTCCATAGGAACGAAGTCTAAATAAGTTTTAGGACATTGACACTCATTATCTGCTTCATGAGGATGACAACCACAGTCATCATCATCTTCTTCATGTAAGTTAAGAGCAGCTTCTGCTTCGTCAAAGTCGTCAATGTCACCTTCTACTATTTCTTCGTAGTCTAAGATAACAACTTCTTCTTTAAACTCTTCAATTTGCTCAGGTGTAAAAATAGTCTCTTCTATTTCTACTCCTTGTCTTATCGAATCTAAGACGAGTTGTTTTTTCTCTTCGTAGATTCTACTCTTTAGGTTCTTCAGATTCATTTTTACCATCTTCTATAAATTTAGAGGCCAACTCCTGCTTCATTTGCTGGAGATGTCCAATTACCTTAGTATCTATATGAGCTTTTACATCTTTAATAAATGTATCTTGATCACCCATATTCGTTGTAAAATCAAATTTATTTTCCATAATATTTATTAACCCCACATTATAGAGTCTAGCTCTAATTGGTTATTGTTTCTAAGTTCTTCTCTAAGAGAAGTTTCTTCTTCGCGTCCTTCGTTATACAACGTTTGGCCATCTAATTGAACACCACCTGGTAGTTCAGTATTTTGATATTTCTTAAGATTAGCGCCCCATTGCATTTTAGCTAAAGCAACAGCGTATGTTTTTAACCAACTATCTTGATATACTTGTCCGTATATTTCAGGGTCAGTTACAACATAACATTCAGCTAACATATAATGAGTCTTCTTACCACCATTAGCAGCAGTCTTCAATCTATTCATATCTGTATCGAAATACAATCTATTTTTATGTTTATTAAATCTTATAGCAGGAGATGTATTCAATAAGAACTCTATATGTTCTACAAAAGTCTTTTGAATATAATAAGAAGTTAATCCTCCTGCTCCCATACCACCATAAAAGAAATCAAAATTATTTAAAAAGTATTGGTACTCGTAATTATACATTCCCGCTTGACTAAAAGAGTCTACTTTAGCTATTCTAGTAACCGAAATTATATCATTAGGTACTTTAACTCCTATTTGACCAGCACTAGTAAGAATTATATTTTGATCTTCTAGTACTTGCTCTTCTAAAGTGAAGTATCTTCTAAATCCATCATGCGCAGAATCTGAATCAGTCTTTATATAAACTCTTTGACCTGTAACGTTATTCAGTTTTTTCATTACTCTAGAACCTAATCTATAGGTACTATATTTGTCAGAGTCAAAATCTTCTGCTCCTAAGTCTTGGTGTCTTCTATTATTTCTATTAATAAAGTTACTATCAATCTTTATAACTCTATAAGTTCTTTCAGCGCCATCGTAATGGTACTCTTGATACAGCTGAACAGCATCATCAATACAATCTTCTAATTGTACATCAGCAATCTCTACGTTAATGACAGGTGCACCCAGTCTACGTAAAATATAATCTGCTAGTTCTTGTTTACTGTTCGGTAACGGCATCAGAGTCCTCTATAGCTTCTATATTTATGTCTAAATCAGAACTATCTTCTGTAAGTTTAAGCTTTGGAGATCGCTTATATTCATCGTACATATTGACATAATCATTATTAGCTACATCATTAGGAGCATCTATATCTGTAATTTGCTCTTTCTCCATCTCATCCATAATCTGCTGATCAATTCTAGCAATGTCTTCTTCTGTTTGACCTAGAACTTCTTTTCTAATATATTCAATAGAGAAGTACTTACCAACATACTCTGAAGCATCTCTCAATACATTTAATTGATCACCTAGTATTTCTATTCTTTTTAAATTTTCAAAGTGTGTATCAGAAATATAATCATAAGTAATATACTGTCTCATCTCTTCGAACTCACCTGTAGTACAAACACCCTTTAGTACTAACTGAACTCTTAACACTTCGTTAAATAATTCTGCAAACTGTTTTCTTATTCTATGAATAAACTTAGTAAACTTTAATTCATCTCTACTAATATCTGAAGCTCTTCCTAACTGAAAATTATTATCTTGATTAATTCTACTAATAGGAACGTTTAATGCTTGATACAATTTACCTTTAAAATATTCTACATCACCTAAGTCACCTAAATTAGCTCCACCAGGTAGAGTTGTAATTTCAGTTCCTTTAGATCCGTCTCTTCTAGGTAACCAAAAGTCTTCTAACATAGACATAAACTTACGACTATCTCTAACTAAACCTGTAGATGGATCATAGTCAATTTTATTTCTATATCTATTCATCATATCTTTAATGTATTGTTCAGCTTTAATTTTAGGTAACTGACCTACATCAACATAAAATATTCTTCTTTCAGGAGCTCTAGCTATTCTATAAACAATAAGAGCATCTTCCATAGATCTTAGATTGTTAAAAGGCTTAATAGCTTTATCTAAGTAACCTATGATCATTCCTCTATTTCTATCTACTAAACCAGAAGAACAAAATACTACTGAGTCTTTAGATAATTTAGCTGAAGCTTGTAAATTTTTATCAGGAGCAAACTCAAACCATTCTTTTACTTCTGTAAGAATTGGTACACCAGTCGACTTATCTTTTTCATAGTTAGGTTTAACTACTCTTTTTATTTTCAAAGCATCTATAGCTCTTAATTCTCTAATACCTTCTTTAGGTTGTTTTTTATCAATAATGACTTGAAAGTATAACCTACCATCTACATACCATTGTCTAAAATGATCGTATGATTTTTTTTGAAATTTTAATAAATGAAGAACGTTTTTAAATTCATCTCTAATATTCTTTTTAATTCTATCATCGATATTAAGAGTATCTAATCTAATTGATACAGGAGCTCTCTCATGCTCAACTACAAATGCTTCGTTAACGATATCATCTATAGCGGCATCAGCTTCTGGAAAAAAGCTGATGTCTCTATATTGTTTAATTAGTTGATGTTCGTTACGATACTTTGCGTCTTGTTCATAAGTGTAGCCGATTCTTCCGCCGACAGGCAACTCAGTACCGTCATCCATTTCCATGGGTATTGGACTTGGTTGCTTTTTTTCTTTCTCTGGAGTTACTAATTCAAATCCAAAGAGATCTATTCTTTTGTCTGCCATTCTGCTTCCTCATAATATACTAGTCTAATAATACTGTTATAGTCGATTATCCGACATTGTCTGTAGTATTACTAGTCCAGTATTGATATGCTATAGTTGCGCTGAACTCTTCGATAGTGTCTGTTGCATCGAAAGACATATCGATTGGGTCAACTTGAACTGGGAAACAGCCTCTAAAAGTGTAAGTCTTTTGAACGTCGTTATTTTTATCTAACTGCTCAACTCTCCAATCTTGAATGTACGCCTGAACGTTAGTACCTAATTCTGTTGTACCATTTACATGTTGATTGATTTGATTCATCCAAGACTCAAATGCATTACGAATAGCAAAGTTATTGTCATTCATAATAGTAATTGTCCAGTCTTCGAAGATTCTATCTCCAGCAACTTTTAATTGTCTACCTCTAAACGGTACAGGTATTTCACCAATCGTTGATGGAGGTAATTGAGCACCTTTGATAAGAAAAGAACCTAACTGTACTAGACCAAGACCAGTATTATCTGTATTAGTGACTGTTCCAGGAAAACCTGGAAACACTCTAAAATAATTTGGTCTTGCTCCACCACCTATAAGGGCTGCTTTAAAGTCATCTATTCTTAAAGTCATGTTACGCTCCTGCTACTTCTTCAAAACTAACGCCGGTTCTAACTGCGACGAAGTTAAGAGTTATAAAGTTAATTGAACGATTAGGTTTGATATAGATGTCAGCTACGAATCTATTACCATCAATAACCGCCGGTGTATTATTTGAAGTATCACAAACTACTTTAAAGTCTTGGCATCCTCTTCTTGCTTTTATATCTTGTAAGAAAGGCTCTACTGCTGCTACAAAATTAGCTCTTGTAAAGTCGTCGTTGAATTCAAAGAGTTGAAACTTGGCTGCAGTTGCAATTGCTTTTTCTAATACAATGAATAATCTTCTTACATTAATACGATCAAAAGCTGAAGGTTTACTTAGTGCAGTTTTATCACCAAATAGTAATGTACCTTGACCTCTTTGAGTAACCATAGGGTTGACTCTTTCTCTATACAGAACATCTCTGTCTGCTTGTTGAGGATTGAAAGATAATTTAACTACATTGGATACAAAACCTCTATTGAAACCTGCTGGTGACCACCAAGCATCATTAGTGAATTCTGACCTTGCGGTAATACCTGCTGTATCACCTGCCATCGCTGACCAGAAAAATTGATCATTATATCTATCATACATTCTCTTCCAAGCAGAATCGAACATTGCATACGATGTAGAGTTAAAGTCAGAAAAATAAGTAGTAACTTTAGCTGCAGTTGGATTAACTACTGCTGCATCATAAGATGGTGAGCAAAATACTACACAATCTTTTCTTACATTTGCAATATTATCTATTGCATACTTTTGTACTACTTTTTGTTTTGTCGCGTTTGAAGAACCGCTACCGAAACTATTACCTAAAATTAATGAGATATCAATTTCTTCCGGATCTTTAAACTTATCAAGACCTGCTGTATAATCACCTGCATCAACATCATCTCCAGAAGAACCACCATTAAGTGTGTATCTTCTTACACCTGTTAGAGATATGTTAGTAACAAATCTTACGAAGTCTTTTTCATTTGCTTTGTAAATATCAGTACCTATTGCAGTTACTTGTTCAGAATTTGATACTGCTGCGGTAGAATTACCGTTAGCTAGATCTTCTGTAAGTACGTAAATCCACTGTGATGTATTATTAATTATATTTTTATAATAATTTTGACCACCATCAGCTGTTTTACCGTTACCTGCTTTAGATAAACCTTCAAATGTTTCAAGTACTTCATATGCAGATCCTGTGATAGTAGTATCAGAGGTGTATACAATAACATGTACTTCATCTTGAACATCTGAGTCAAAGTTGTCTACAGACCATTGTGACCTACCTGGTCTTTTTTCAAACAATGTAGCTGCTTTAATTGCAGCTGAACCAGAGCCAACAATAGGTGTATTGTTAAAGTCTGAATCGTTCATGCCGGCATCAATAAGAGCTACTCCTATACCGTTACCTCTATGACCAGGGAACCTAGCATAGACTGAACCATTGATAAGAGTACTTTCTTCAGCATTAAAGTCATCTAAATTATTAAGAACTGCTGCTGTAGCAAAACCAGAACCTTGTTCAGCTTCTTGATAAGGAGTAAACGTTAGTCCTACTGTAGTTACAGCTGAAGGAGCAGTTGCAGCGGCTGGTGTTGTAAAAGTAATTGCTGTATCACCTGCCAATGCTGCGGCACCGTCGGAGTCTATCGCGGCGTCTGTGGCATTAGCTTCAGTATTGATAGCATTCTTTAAGATGTTTGCAACGTCACCAATGGATGAAATATCGTCGGAATCAGTAACTGTAAATTGAAATGCAGATGCGCTTGTAACTGCTCCAATGGTTACTGTCTGAGTTTTATGTCCGTCACCATCTGAATCGGGAAAAGTAAAAGCTGGGGTACCAGTAATACTAATTGTTGTCTTTCCTGACTCTAATGTAACGAACTCTGATGCAGCGTTTCTAGCGCCATCAGTTAAAATTCTTACTATTTGAATTGCATTTGCGTATGATAAAAAGTTCGCAGCTGTGTACCAATCACTTCTAGTACTTTCACCTGCTACTGTTGATACTTTTGGGTTACCAAACTTTGCTATTAACTGTTCTTCACTTGAAATAAGTGTAGGTTCTAGACAAGGTCCCCATTCAAAATTTCCAGCAAATGCACCTGTTGTAGTTGCTACAGCAGGTATAATATTGGTAAGGTCTTTTTCTTTTACCTGTACACCTGGACTAACTTGGAAGGCCATTTTTTGACTCCTTTATTTGTAAATTTACAATATATTTATAATCTATAGATCTACGAACTTGTTGGTAACGTAGTAGTAAACACGGGGTTATCTCCGCCATGACTATTTATTGTAAACGTTAATTTATATTCAGCTAAGCTGAACTTATCTTTGAATGCATATTCAATAACATTCGAATCTCTATACACCATTGTATTAAAGAAACCTTTAGCTACAGGATGTGATTCTAGGTTGTAAGCTAGCACCCTTAATATATTTGCATCTGATGAACCTTTAGCAAATATCATAGTATTAGAAGACACTGTAGATCCGTCTCCGGATACAACTCTCCAAGTAACACTCATTTGAGCTTCTAATATCTGATCACTATCAGTTGTGAACGTAACTGTCGCTAAGTTTTCAGAATCAGTTGGTACAGGAGTTGCAGGTGTTGAGCTTGAAGTAACACCTATTAAAGTATTCAATTTAGCTATATCACCTTGCATAGTACCTATTAGTGTACTCAATGCTTGAATAGCTATTTCATCTGAATCTCTATCAGCTCTTAATAAATTTATTTTATTATTAAGTACATTTATATCTGAATCGCTAGCGCCGCCTGATGAACTTACTTTAGTAGTAAAATGTACAAAATCTGAATCCATATCTGATTTTATTCTACCAGCTAAAGACTGAATATATGTCATTCTAGTAGCTTCACTATCAATGTCAGCTCTTAATCCATCTACTTCATTTCTCAATGTAGCAGCTACTGTAAGATCAGAGTCACCAATACCTACAATACTTCTTATCTTATCTTGAAATAAATTATGATCACTATCTAATCTAGCTCTTACTTGAGACTGCAATAAACTTAACTTAGTACCTTCAGAGTCTAATCTTAATCTCATTTGAGATTGAAGTACTGATACTTTAGCTGCCTCTGAATCTAATCTTAATCTTATGTCAGATACTCTGCTATCTAAAGCAGCTCTATCTGAATCTATTCTTACGTGAGCAGCATCAGCTCTTGCTTGTGCAGCTGCAGTCGAAGTACTTAGTGCTTGTAATGTTGCATCGTCTGAATCTAATCTTGATTTTACTTGAGTAGCTAACGCTTGTATAAAGCTTGAATCTGAATCTAATCTAGCAGTAATAGTATTGACGTTATTAGATAGATCAGCTACAACTTTTAAGTCAGAGTCGGAAGGTATTTCTAATACTCTTAAACCGTTCTCTCTTATTATTTCTATAACTTGATCACTATCAAAACCGGCAGAACCTACACCTAGTACACCAATATATTGACCACCACTAATGTATATACTTTTGCCTGTAAAGTCTTTACCATTAGGTAAGTTTTCACCCATAAAGTGTAACACACCAGATTGATAATCAAAAAACCATTCATCATCATTACCAGAACCAGCAGCAAATAGCTGATTAGATATTCCAGCAGCATTATCACTATCACCTGAATCGTGTAGATATACTTTTACTTGATATGTTGAACCAAATTCAGGTGGTATCCAATCTGTGACACCAGTAATCCAAGTTCTATTAGCACTCGCTGTACCATCTGCTACAGCTTCAACTAAATTGCTTGAATTATATACTTCTACAACTCCTGTAGTACTTGCAGGTAAAGTAGCTGGTATAAGATTAGCTTGTACTAGAGTTTTATCACCTCTGTTTAATAATGGAGATGCAATAGATTCGTTAGTAGGTCCTTTAATTGAATCAGAGTCAGTTCTAGTAACACCGAAACCTAGTTTCTTAAAGAGAAAGTCTACTTTTGCGTTTAAACTAATTGCCATTAACTTATACTCAAACTAGTTACTGAATCACCAGATGCTAAACCTATTCTTAAAAGAATATTATTATTAGTAGCATTGGTTGCGTTTTCTGTACCGAGCGTGAAAGTAAAAGAGCCATTCAGCGCTCCTGTACCTACAATATCACCTCCAGTAGATGCACATCCATTAGAACCGTTACCTCCTGATCCTGTGTTAGCGCCTGGGACACCAGCTCCTGCATATTGTGCTCCACAATCTAACCATCCATTTAATGAGGATGCTGAATCAATCGTTGTGCCTGGTGCTGCTATAAACATACCTTCTATACCAGAAGATGAAACAATATTAACTGTAAAGTTAGCCATTGCTGTTCTTCTAAACGCCATTGTAAAATATTGAGTTCCTGTATCACTTGATCTGTTAGGACCAGGAGGAACATATGTACTGTAGTTAGTAGTATCGTGTTTTAGTACTCCTAATCTAATTGTAGCTTCTTTTGTACCTTGTACGCCACTATCTGAATCTTCTACAAAAATATCTGTATTGTAATAATTGTACGAACCACCTCTCAATGCTGGGGTGTCTGTAGTAGCTGATTTAAAAGCTCCTGACCTAACTCCATTATCAGAAAATCCAGCACCTACACCTGTTACACTTATAGCAGTTTCATTTATTCCAGATTGAGAAGCTGTATGTACGTTTATGTTAGTTGTGTTTTCTACATAAGAACCAGTTCCATTAGCATTACTTGCTCTTATCTTAACTCTATCTACTGTTCTAACTGATGAAGAAGTAATAGGAACACTTAATGTACCTAATGTATAAGCAGAGCTAACACCTGTATTAGCAATAGGTATACCACCAGATAACATTGTTGATGAACCATCTACATTAGCGTAAGTGTAATTAGTATTAACTGTTCCGGATGAACTAGTACCTTCTTGATTTGTTCCTGTATCTATTTCAACAGGAGATGTTGTATCATTATAAGCTTGTCCTACAAAATTAGATATTTGAATACCTGCAACGTTTATTGTAGGGCTTCCAGAATTAAAATATGGTACACCTGAAATGTATCTATAGTTTCCTGAATTGTTGACTGATACAGTACCTGCGCTTGATACTGTCGGAGCCGCTGTAACTGTATCGTCTCTTAAAACGTGTACAATTGAAGTTTCACCTGTTTGTGAATGTCTAAGTCTTTGTGCATTTAAACCTAATGTATAACCTGTTAACGCTTTTGTAATTTTAGCATCAAAAGTTTGATAAAAATTAGATGGATATGTAGAAGATGAAATAGTATCATGAGCATCAGCTTGTTGACTTATAACTAGTGCACCAAACGTTCCTGTTTGTCCTGAAGTTGTTGTAAATATCTTACCACCATCACTGTCACCATTTATAATAGCATACAATTCACCTGCAGCACCATTATAAGAATTATTAATTGTATTAGTATCTATAGTTCCAGATGTGTATCTTCTTGCAGTGCTACTATTCATAGCTGTTCCAGCAGCTAAAGTAGACATAGATCCAGTATTGTCAGTAAAGTTAGCAGCTAGTTTAGGACTTGAACCTTGAGCTGAATCTGATAAAGTTAATGTAAAAGTAGATAAGTTACTAGGAGCAGCTGGTACTGCGTTAATTGTAAATGTGACACTTTCTTTATCTGATTGAGCTACACTTCCAGGTGAACCAGAAGCAAATAATTGAGAAGCATAACTACCAGTTGACTCTCCAGTATAGTCATGATCAATAGTAGCTCCTAATGAACCTGGAGATGATCCATCTTCAGTTAATGAATCTGAATCTCCATCGGCCCAACTATAAGTTAAATTAGTTGCATTTTGTGATGTGTTAGTAGCTCTTACTAATGCTCTATTTGCACCGTTTAAGTCTACAAAGTCATATATGTCTCTACTATTATCTCCTGATCTATCAGAAACAGTTACTGCAGTTGCAGCATAGTTGACTCTTAAATCAGGTCTAACTGTAATTTCAAAAGGATCTGATTCGAAAGGAGATGAATCATGATTAGAAGTTATTTGTAATTTACCAGTAAAAGTAACTGTATGTCCATTAGCTTGATCTGAATCAGGTAATGCATAAGTATGAGAAACTGCACTAGCTCCTCTATCACCTGATGAACCTGTTCCTGCAT